CTTTCGTCGCTACAATTATCATCGTCTCATTACATGCTTATGGCATTAAATTCGTAAGTGAGTTAAGACAAAAACTACAGATTAAGAAACAATTTGGAACATACCTATCACCAGCTTTGGTTGAGAAGTTACAGAAAAACCCAGAGTTGTTAGTTTTGGGTGGGGAATCCCGAGAGCTATCTATTATGTTCACTGATGTCAGAGGTTTTACTACTATCTCTGAACACTATGGTGAAGACGTACAAGGTTTGACTAAGATCATGAACCGTTACATGACTGCGATGACAAGAAAGATCTTAGACAATAATGGTACATTAGATAAATACATTGGTGATGCTCAGATGGCCTTTTGGAATGCACCTATTGATGATGCTGACCATGCTAAGCATGCTGTTAAAACTGCAATTGAGATGTTAGGAGATTTAGATGCGTTTAATGATGAGATTGCTAAAGAGGGCGTGCCAGCTTTTGGCATGGGCCTTGGCATTAATACTGGTACCGTTGTTGTTGGCAATATGGGTAGCGAGCAGCGCTTCGATTATACTTGTCTTGGGGATTCTGTCAATCTTGCATCCAGGCTTGAAGGACAAAGTAAGCCATATGGCGTTCGAATCGTTCTTGGACAAAAAACTGCAGAACTTGTTCGAGACACATACGATATAACAGAGCTAGATTGTATTGCGGTTAAAGGTAAGAATACTGGTGTTAAGATCTATACACTTGCTAAAGAAACTAAAGATCATAGGATATTCTTAGAGACATATTATTCAGGTCATTGGAAGAAAGCTGCATCAATGATTCCTGTATGTAAGAAATCATGTCCTGATCTAGTACACTACTATGATAATATGGCTGAACGATTATGGCATGAAAAGCCATTTACTGACGGCGTATATCGAGCAACTTCTAAGTAATAAAAAAGGGGACTTTCGTCCCCTTTATACTATCCATCTCCCGGCCTCTGATAGATCTATCTATAAAAAGCCATTTCTCTGCAGCGCTTACTTATTGCCGCTAACAAACTCATTTAGAAGCTGTGCTTCTTCAACGATTTTCTCTGCAGTTGGGAATTGATGATTTTTTAAAAATTCTTTTTGTAATTCTGGATCATCGAATGCCCTAGTTTCTTCTAACTTAGCAAAGTATTCCGTTGAAAGTCTATCTTTAGCCAGTGAGAGAAGATCTTGGCGAATCTCGTATGGTGTTTTATTTGTCATGTGTGTAACTCCTTGTGTGTGTTACCGGTAATAAGAAATATGTAGACTGACCGGTTAACAGTCTACACTTATCAATTATTTATTAGCTTCTGCTGCTTTCTTTTGTACTGCTGCTGGAGCCTTTTTAACCTTAGTTGGTTTCTTAACTACAGGCTTCTTAACTTCTTTCTTTGCTCCAGCTTGTTTTACTGGTGCTTTCGCTGGTTCAGCTGCCATTGCTGTTGAACCAAATGCTATTGCTAGTGCGATTAATAATGATTTCATTTATATCTCCTAATTAATAATGTTTCATGATGAAAGCTAATGCATAGTACTTAGGACGAATATCAAATTCAGCACCAGAACCAACTGATGATGTTGTAAAGGTGTGAACGTGAGTACCGTTATTTGTTGTATTACCAATTGTTGGTGTTGTTGCAGAACCACCTAAGTTATAGCTTGATGAAGTACCAATGTTGCCGTTATCAGCTAAGTAGTTTGAGTTAGTTAAATCTTGACCAGCTGTAACGACATCAGCGTTAGCAATTAAGTGTAAGTGAGAGCCGTTAGATGATGTAGTACCTGAGTGGGTATGTGCTGGTAATTCATTAGTCGTAAGTGTTTTGGTATCACTACCACCACTAGCACCAACGTTGTAGTTAAGACCTGATGAAACGATAAATCTATCTCTTAAATCTGGTGTACCATTTGTACCATCACACAAATACCAACCGGCTGGAACAGTTACTCCAGACCACATACCAATAAATCCTGCTGGTAATTCTGTTTGTACAATGCTATTAGCTTCTGCAATTGTAAATGCAGTGGTTGCTAATTGAGTAGTGTTTGTACCAGTTGTAGCAGTTGGTGCAGTTGGAGTACCAGTTAAAGCTGGTGATGCTAAATTTGCTTTTAATGCCAATGAAGTTGTAACGTCAGCAGAGTTTGCTTTTAAGGCTAATTCTGTTGCCATATCTGTTGAATTTGCTTTAGTAGCTAATGCGGTTGTGATAGTAGTCGCATAGTTTTTATCGTTGCCTAAAGCATCAGCTAGTTCTTTTAATGTATCTAAAGTACCAGGTGCATTATTAACCAAGTTTGATACTGCAGTATTAACTTTAGTACTGACTTGACTAGCTGTATCGTAATTAGCAATCAGTGTTGTTAATGCTGATGTAGTAACTCTGTCAGATACAGCGGTTGCAATCTTAGTATCAACTTGTGTTGATGTATTATATCCAGCAATAAGAGTTGCTAGATCTGATCTAAGAGTAGTATCTTTACCGTTTACATATGATTCTGTGGCTAGTACTTTACCGCCTGCAGTAAAACCGTCATGTACAACTACGGTGTCTTTATCCATGTCAATGGTTAATTCACCTACAGCACCGGTAATTCCGGCTGATTCTGCTGTTGTATAACGTCTAAATTTAAGGATGGTTGGCATATTCTTCTTTGTCCAATAGGATTAATTCTAATTCTATTTATATAAAAATGGGATAGGTTTTCTGTTACTAGGAAACCTATCGAACCCTAAGCAGTGTTTAAGCTGCTAATGCGTAAACTGAATCGTTTGCGTTTACTTGATTTGCTTGATTTACGGTCATCGCCTACCGTGTTGCCGTCTCTACTATCTCACGCTGTCGAAACCTAGTCAGCCCCATCAGAAAGTGTATCATCGCAAGATATGTGCACTATCTTACTACCCGCGGAAGGTGTTCTCGAGATTACTCCGCATATATTAATTAAGTGGCGATACACTTTTTGGTGGAGCTGGGCGGAATCGAACCGCCGTCCAACATGCCTTCGTTTTGAAGGGATTACAACAATTTCTTCCAATGTTGAGAACCTTCTGTAGAATAACCTACGTATTGTTCTCCTGTTTCCATATCAACGAGCTTCCATTTTTCAGGACATTTAGTCTTTACTATTAAGATCTTTGGCTCGTCTAATTCTTTTACTTCTTCACCTGTAATTAATTTGCGTGATTTGTCCATGTCGCTACAATATACTTTTCATTAGAAATTGGAGGGTTGCCTCGATGTGTATGTGTAAACCCAACTGGGAAAATAACCATTCTTCCCTTTTTAGCTTTTACACGACGAGGAACATATAAAAACTCAGTCTCTCCGCCTTCTTCAACATCATTGAGATATATGATGATCGCTAAGATCCTATCACAATCTTCTTTACCACTATTTTCATAATGCCATACGTGATATCCTCCACCAACTTGAGTTCGTTGCACTCTGTGACCCCATAAACCATAACCACGATTCATCATGACATCATACTTAGTTGTATATTGTTCTATGCAGGCACGAATAGCTTTATTCATTACTCCAGCTAACCATGAGTTGATTAGTTTAATCTCATCAAGGTGTTCTTCATGCATAAAATAAGTCTTATCATCTTTGAAAGTCTTATTGATATGCTCAGCTTCTTGTCTATCAAACGTACGCTGATCTGTTAATGCCCATTGATCTACATAGTGATAATGTTTAATCAACTCTTCACAAACTGTTTCTGGTAATGCATCATCAAAAACACCAATAAAATCACGAATATCACTTTGCATCAATAATTATCCTTGTAAAACTTCAACCGCATGGTTATAATGTTTGATACGATCATCTAATCCGATAGTACCACCGTTGATACGCTTAGTCATACCAGTAAAATCACCAGCATCAGCGTATGTATTCAAATCGTTGCTATACCAGAACCAGCATGCTGAGTGTACAGCACCACGTGGTGTTTCGATATAAGCTGGTGCATCTTCAACAGCCATACCAGCATACTCAGCGAATGCTGAATAGTTTGCTTTACCGGTCAACTGTAATAGACCACGTCCACAGTATGCATAACCTTCACCTGATTCTTCAGGTCCGTTACCCATACGAGCGCAGTATACTTTATTAGCAATCGCTTGTGGATTACGATTATAAGGCATTGCTGATTCTACAGTTGGAAAACGGTTTGGCCATAGTTTATGTAATGATTCAGCACTATAGTTTAGGTTTTCTTTTAGTGCACTATAACCGCCAGATTCGTGAGCAGTTTGTGCAATAAATGCAGCAACACGACCCAACGTATTAATCTCAAATACAGGTAACAACTCTACTAATTCATTGTACCATGCATCTACGCCACCTTTTGCTTTAGGAATAAGGTGTGCTAATTTTTCTTCTGTGAATTCAAAATCAAAAGACATGATGTCTCCTACTTAACTTGTTTTAAAGATCCATCGGCTTTAACAAAGAATGCTTTAAACTGAATGGAAGGGAATAGTTCTTGTAACTTTAGAAATGCCCTAAGGTTACTCATGCTATCATCGAACAACCTCACCCTACTAAATTCCTTAGTGTTCAACATATTATGAATGATGATATACTTCTTAAGTGCTGGTGATTCAATAGACTTGATCTTACCAGCTCTTTCAACTCGTACTTTATCTATATCGATCCCATGTTTTCTAAATGTATCGAGGAATCGTTCTTTATCATCAAAGTCATCACGAGCTGTGACTATGACTACTTTACTATTTGGTTTATTTTCCGTGTGGCGAATAATTGCCTTTGCTTTCTCAAGCATACGGTTGATTGGCTTAGACTCTTGGTAAAACTTCTCAGAATCTCTAAATTCATCGAAATCCAGTTCTTCACCATCTTTGATACTATAATTGTTGAATTCTTGATTGGTAAGGCGCTTAATTAAATGGCCATTCTTTTTAACACCAATCATCGCAGTTGTGTGGAAAAGGGTGTCATCGATATCAAATATCGTTAAACCTCCATCTTTAAATCCGTTATTTGCGAACTGCTTAAACTTTAACATCTTAACCTGCGCTTACAGTGCCTGAACCACTTGCTGTATCACCGCATGTGGCAGCGTCACCTTCTCTGCAAACACCAATGCCATTTGCAAATACTTTAGTACTTGCACCATCCATTGTTGGTGAAGCATGAGATCCAGGTCCGTGACCAGCCACGGCTGCACCTTTCACAGCTATTGGTGATCCGTTAACAAAAACAGTTGGGGCTAAGTTACCAGTGATAGTTCCACCGGCAACATCCACTCCAACTCGTGCAATTCCTGGCATAGTAGTATCCTTAACATTATACTACTCTATTTATATTATTTTTTAGGTGCAGATGGAGATACTGCTACAGGTGCAGATGCATCCTTAAATTGACCGGAAAGTGACATTGCCATAATCATACTGTTACATTCTTCGGTTGGTGCTGATTGCATAGCACACTTAACATATAACGGGTTTTGTCCTCTATCCAATGAAAGCTTAATAGCTTCTGCTTTCCATTGACTACTTAGGATACCCCAAACAATCATGCCACCAATTAAGATTGTTACAGCTACTAAAAGCGAATAAAATTTCTTATCATTCATCTTTATCTTTGGCCTTTTGCGCGTTACGTCGGACACGTTCCTCTGTGACTTGAGCATCGATCATCATCCTTTTATAATGTGCTCGATTTTCTTCAGACTTAAAATTACCAAGCGCGAGCAAATGCTTCGTTTGTTTTTTCATCTTAAAATCTTTATGCATCTTTCATCACCTTTTCATATTTAGAAAGTTCTTCTTGTGGTACATTAAATAGCTTGTCGGGAAATCTCTTCATGAGAGCTTCATTTAATTCACGTAGATCTTTACCTTGACCTAAAAATTCATCTGTATCTTTATTGTATAAACGTAGAAAGCCATCATGCTCTTCTATCTTTGAGTTGATGACTCGTTCTCTGAAGGCTCTGATACCTTCTTCTACTTTGTGTTCGATATATTTAATACGAGCTCGAGCTGCAACGTTGATTAATACAATCAAAACAAGTGAGATGATTAAGATACCACTAAGCAAACCTACTATAAATTCCATTATTTTTTCCTCGAAGCATAAAAACCTCCACCGACTATAGCTGATAGCCAAAATGCTGATAGCCATGTCATGAAGTTAAATTCAATAGTTAAACCGAATAGAGTATTTAATGCCGTGATTGTCATAAGAGGTGCACCAATTAAAACTGCTGCAACTATGATAATGATAAACAAAACTTTCATAAAATCTTCCATAATTAATCCCACAATGTTTGAAAATATTTTCCAAATAGACGTAGACCATTGTTGATACGATCTTGATGTTTCTGACGTCCTTCCCAATCACAATTACCCTCTACTTTCCATTTCAGAGGTCGTGTTACTTCATCTTCACCATCACCAGTATCATCCCAATCAATTTCTGGTTTAGTGATCCAATATTGTTCTTCCCAATCTTCTGCATTAAGTTGTTCAAATGCCCAAATCATTTCATTCAATACCCACTCATACCGCGTATGGACATCACAATGAATCTTTTGTAGATCTGGTTCACGATAAAAATCAAACGTAGATTGTGCATCCCATTCTTCTGTCTCTGTCAATCGCATTTCAGGCGGAACATCTTCTAACTCAATATAACCCGATCCGTGTTTATGCTCTTTAAGACTCTTAAGTAATGGTAAGATGATTGGAGTAAGGGTTGAATCACAACTCCAATGATCGTAGTTGTCGATCCTTACTTTGATCTTTCGCTTCTTAAAACTGTGGATCCATTGACAGAAATCTGAGAACCAAGTTTTAGCTAATTTATCAGCAAGCTTGTCATGAAGCTTATAATCCCAACGTTCTGCTAATTTATCCTCTGGATATTTTTCATGCCAAAAGAATAAAGCATCCATGATTTGATACGGTCCAACCCAATTAGTATAAGGACCAATGTAAACTTTCATACGAGTTCTTTCACAACTTGATTAATTCGATTGAATGCTGCCCACTGACTACGCGTTAGTTGCATTCGTTCATCGTGGTATAGCGCTTGTACATCTGATTGAATATCTTTTAGTAGGAGATAAATCTCTTCATATCCCTTCTTACTTAATTTTTCTACAGCATATTTTTGTTTTTGTGTCGCTGCTTCCATGTACATCGCGGTTATACCGTCAGACATCTCGTCTTTCTCCTTCTTTCGTAAAGAACGTTTTAATCTTGTGTTCGTCTTCCCAACTAGCTCCATATGAGTTATCTATGTCGCACTGTACTAATGCTTCTGCTTCTGAAACAACTCTATGACTTATGATCTGTTCTCCGATCCATTCTTGTGAAAACTCTTTTGCTGTTTCCATGGTAACATCATCTAGTGCATATTCAGGATGATCTGCTGGTGCTTCGATGCAGTAACGTTGTCTAAACGTACTGACACATTCAACCATTACCCATACTGTATCTTTTTTCTTTGTCAAAGTAAAACTCCCGTCTTTGTTATCAATCCAATCAAACTCATCACCAATTTTAAATCCAGAATCTTGAAGCATCTCTTCAGTTAGCTCTATGTAAAATTCTCCATCTTTTTCTTTTACATCACATACCCAAGATTTATTACTCATTGTTTCATTACCCAATCTTCTGCTGAATTTTCTGCATCTACCAGACTGTCATATTTATTTGTAAAGCCATTTTGAAAACCTTCGTGGCTACGTTCAACAATATATTTTCTGGTTACAAGATCTTGGTAGACTACAGCAAACCTACGGTCTTCTCCATAGAATTTGCTGCATTCTCGCAATGGTTTATCTTTTAGCATCATACCTCCATGTATTTTAATTCAAAGTTTTCTGCTCGACTTTCATAATTAATGTATCCGCGAGGATTGCATACAATACGAGTAGTTCCAAGCATATAATCAAAGTCTTCATGAGTATGACCATGTGTCCACAGTTTGATTTGCGGATGTGCTAAGATAAACTCATTAAGATCACTAGAATATGCACCGTTCATCAGTGTATCATGCTTATAACGAGGATGCGTTGACAACTTGCTTGGTGCATGATGACCAACAACTACAAACTTCTGGTCGAACTTACCTTCAATCATAAACTGAATATAAGCAACCATCTTCTTAAAATCTTCGTATGCATCTTCAGGAGAAAACCAACTAACTTCTTCTTTGAACTTGTGACCAATTTGAATAAGACCGCCACCTTCCTTTGTGACATACTTACCACCATTTAGACCATCTTCTGTATAGTTTGGATTTAGTTCATAAAGTGGAACTTTACGAGAGACCATCCTATGGCTATTGCGAACACATGAAAAATCATTCATTCGACGACTAACATGATGCATAGTCATATCGTCATTATTATTCATATCAGTCCATAGTGTACCACCGACGAACGTCACATCATTGATGACTTTCGTATCTCGATCAAGAAGGTACACGTTATGAATTAAGTTACCAGCTAACATATCGCGGATCTTCTTTGCACTTTCAGCAAAGTCTCCATGATAGTGTTCGTGATTACCCATCACATATACTACATGTGGAAATTCAAATGAACAGCGCTTGAAGAAGTCAGCTATGCGATTACTTCTTGCACCTTCCATAAGATTATCTGGATCTGGTCGACCAATATCTTTGGCCACGCAGATATCACCACTCAAGATCAGAACATCTGCATTCTGATCATTTTTTAGATTGATGTCGCCGAATTCAAGATGGATATCCGACGCTAATGCTACTTTCATTTTGTCACCTTTTGTTGTACATGGTATATTATACCATAAAAATATCCCGCAGTACATAGCTGCAGGATATTAATTATGTGTAATGCAGGTATGTGCCGCAAATATATTTAGGATTTGTGATTGGAGATAAGCCAGCGTGTGGATGCGTCCACATTGGAGGGAACATTAATAGTCTGCCAGCTCTTGGTTGCACTCGTGTATCGTGATCGATACCGATGAAAGCAGTCTCACCACCTTCAGCAACATCATTTAGATAGAAGAACATGACAAGGAATCTGCGTGCTGATGCATGATCTCCAACGTCAACGTGTTCTCTAAACTCATCTTTGCCACCAATTTCATACTTCTTCATACGTACTTGTTCGAAGCCAATCTTTTCTGGGAAAAACTTAATTCCCCATTGTTTAGCGTAACGATCTACATATGGTTGTACAGCAGCTAAGATTTCATTCTGTTCTTCAGCAAATGTTGGATATTGTCCAAAGTTAATTTCATGGAATGTTTTAAACTTATCATCTCTACGAACCCACACTTGACGATTACGTTCGAACTTGTCGATTAAACGTTTGCATAATGCATCGTCAAGCACATTTTCAAATACTGAGATATAATTTTTCATAGTTTACTCTGGGATAAAGTTGATGTTTAGGATATAGCGTTTTCTTCCATAGATTGGATTACTTGGTGCATGATAACGCAATCCATCGAAACAAACCATACGCCCTCGTTTTGGTGTTACTCTCATAGCAACTGTAGTCTTTACTTCTGCATCTGGAATATTATCTGCAGGTTGGAAACGTTCATTCATTAAGATAGTATCACCATCGCAATCATTGATATAGTATAATAATGTTTTATGCGGGATCTCTGTATCTGTATGGATATCGTTACAGCAGTTCTCATCAAAATCTGGGAACATAGCATTACGAGTCTGAGCGTTGATCTTCATGCGAAGTATCTTCTTAACCTTAATACCAGATTTTTCTGAAAAGATATCTAATAACATTTGCCCGAGATAAAAGAAACATTCTGGTTGATGGATATCACCTTCATCAACATTTAATCTTTTACCAGCAGTATAAGCTAGTTTAATTAAACACTGAGATGGTACAATCTTTAATGTATCATTAGAGTATCTTCGACCTTTGAAATAATCTCCAGCAGTCTTTGTCTCATCAAAGTCCATCCAATGTAAGTTAGTATCTGATACTGAATCAAAGAATCTTTGTTGTGTTTTTTCTGGTACTAAATCATCGTATATGATGATATCATCATTGTTACTCATAGTTACGCCCTAAATTAATGTTTAACACAATCCTTTTTTTAGAATTAATTGGATTAATACTGCTGTGGTATCTCAATCCATTAAATATTACTGCTCTACCTGCCTTTGGTGTTATACGCTGTAGCACCTTTAATTCAACATCTGTGTTGTCATGACTTGGATCCCATAACTTATCATATAAGATAGTATCACCATCACTATCATTCACATAATATAATAACACAATGTGTGGATGTGTATTATCAATATGAGGCATGTTTATTAATTCATGACCTTTAGATAATGTTTGATTAAGCTTCATCCTATATAGTGTATCATAATTGATACCAGTCTTTTGTGACATGGCTTCACATATAAACACAGAATATTGTAGACACCAATATGGATCATACCATTTAACATCGTAGAAGATCGAATGACTCAAACCATCAGTTTCACCCCATTCAATACCTTTACAATTATATTCTCTTGGTGACATGTCTCTAGTGATGTTATCTAAATAAAACCACTTGAAATCATCAGCCATCACCTTTTGTTGGTATCGTTCAACGAATGACTTTGGTAAAAAATCATCTAATACAATGATATCAGAATTCATAGTTTCCTGCTACGGAGATCCTCTCTTCATTTGGATTTGTGAATGGCCAAACGAAGTGTCTACAATTTGGTGGGAATATTAATATATCTCCAACTTCAGGCTGATGTGCATACATGTCATTAGAGAAATCCATATATTCTCCATATGTCCATGCTACCATACCACCGTTTCTAAACTCGTCTTCTGGTGTAAGTTTTGGTACTTTCAAATAGCATACAAATGATATATCACCTGGATGATTATGAATTGGATGCATGTCTCCGGCTTTTTGAATATTTGCCCATAGACTTTGCTCATCTTCATGATCTGTATGCAGCTTCATAGTGTTTATGCCTTCTAAGGCACGTTTTGCTTTATCACCTGGGAGACGAATGGTATTTCGAATCTCTAAGATATAATTTAGCATGTGACGTTTAATCTCAAGATCAAACATACTGAATTCAGTTTTCGATAGATCTAGTTTAGGATTTGTACCATAAACAAATTGACCAGCTTTATAGCTTCTGTTAAATTCTGGTTTATCTCGAACATTCTCTACTGCAGATAATAACATGTGAAGTACATCATCAGCAAGCCTTGCTTTATAGAGAGCTGGTCCAAATGGATATATTACTGCTGGCATTCATCTTTCCAATCTAAACAAAATGAAACAGTGACACGTGGATCTGGTGATTTATTGGTCTTGATCTCATGATCGAGATGACCAGGCCAGAGTAACATATCTCCTGCTTGAGGTTCAAATGCATAATAATTATTTAGTAGCCATTTGTGGGCTAATGATTGGTTCTTATAATATGCGAATGTATTTGGGTTTGTAAATTCAATCCTACCTGAATGTTCTGGTACACTTATATAGTATGTTCCACTGAGTAAGAAAGCAGCATGATGATGTCGTCCTTGATATCCATATGTTGGGTTAACATTGAACCACATCTTGCTAATCTTCACCTGCGGATTTGCATTGATAGGACAACCTAAATGAGCAAGTTTTAACATCTGTTGAAGAACATATTCATGTGCATTTTTTAAGATGAGTGCTTTTAAGTTTTGGAATTCTTCGATCTCATCAAGTTGTGACGTCCAATCATCGTAGAAGTGTGTAGTAAAACCTGTGCCATAGAAATTACCGTCTTTAACAGGTGATTGGTTATAGAGACCCATGATCCAACTATGGATGTTATCATGATCTGGCACTTTATCATGTGATTGCCAGATCTCTGTTGAGAATGTATTAATTATCATATGAAGGACTTAACATATTAAAGTTGATAATACAGCGTGGACCTTTTACAGGCTGTGTACTACTATGATAGATGTGGCCGTTAAAGAATACACAACGACCTTGTTTTGGTTCTACTGTCATCTTGACAGTCATATCTTCTAATCGTATGTCTTCTTCTTTCACATCACGCAATGTTTCATTATAGATTACGGTTGGACCATCGCTGTCATTGACATAGTATAAACAAACTAAGTGCGGAACTTCATAGTCAATATGGGGATGATTTAATAGATCATTGTTTGGATTTGCTGGGAAATGAAGGAATGAGCGTGATCTCATCAACTCATCAAACTTTACATTAGCTTTACTACATGCTTCTAATAAAACTGGGAAAGTAAGATGATGCCATTGAGAAAGCGGTCTATTACTTCTAACGTTGTCATAATAAAGATGTGACAAGCCAGGTCGAGGGATAAAACCTTCTGGCATCTTTTCTAATGGATATGTGATATCATTTTGGTAATACCATTCGATCTGTGCACTTAGTAGTGTGCGTATAATATGATCTTGGTATTTTTTTCCGATCACATTATCAATAATTAGTGGTTCATCAAACATGAAATTGTCCTAAGATATCAAAGTTAATAATAGCTCTAAGGTTATGCTTAGGCTGCTCAGCTGTATGATAATAATCACCATTAAATACCACACACCTACCAGCTTTAGGCGTAACACGTACTAATTCGGGAAAATCTTTTGCATCTAAATTAAAGTCAACGGCACCATCTCTTTTGTGATCGGCGATGATAGTATCACCGTCAGAATCATACACATAATATAATACAACGAGATGTTCATATGGTAGATCTACATGTAATGCATCCACCTCTATTGATTTAAATGAATCTGATAAAGGCAACTGGAAAAACGATCGTGCCTTTGTAATTTGATGTATTTTAAAGTTAATGTGTTTACAAGCTTCATAAGC